GCATTTGCTCCAAATTGAAGCGATACGGTGTTGGTTGAAGCGGTTAAAATGTTTGAAAATCCAACCGCGATAGTGTTGGTTGTCCCATAAAGAAACGCGCCATTATTAAGAACGCTGCGAACAAAAGTTGCTGTTACATATTCATTGGCTAACGGGTCAAGCTGACTTGTGGAAACATCGTAGGCGTGGTTGGTGACGTAAAGATTATTGGCAATGAAAACGTTGCTTAACATTGTGGCCGAATTGGTCACGGTTATGGACGCAAAGTTGGTTGGCGTTACAAGGTTGGTCAAACCAGAACCATTGCCGGATATTGAGCCAAGGACGGTGACGGTTCCATTCAGATTAATTTTGCCGTCCCGGTATCCGCCAGAACCTGTTCCAGCGGCAATATTGACATCCGAGCCGCGTCCGCCAACTTGTGGTTCGTTGCTGTCTAGTGAACCATTTCCGGCTTGTATGGATAAATCGGCGGCGATGTTTTGCGCCCCGTAGGATGTTCCAGTGGCAATGCTGACTGCTCCGCCGGGGCTATAAGTTCCCGAGTTATCTCCACCGCCCGACTGAATGTTAATTCCGGCTCCATCAATACTGTTCCCTGTTTGATTAATATTCAGCGTTCCTGTGGAGTTAAAGAGAGTGCCTCGAATGTCGGCAAAATTCGTAACTGTGATGGACGCAAAGTTGGTGATTGTGGCAGTGGAAGGAGTGGACGCATTAATCTTAACCAGCGCTCCATTGGTGATGAAAGTGATGTTGGTCCCAGCCGCGATGCCATAAGAATTAGTCCAGACAAACGTGCCAAGATTGGTTGCAAGGTTCGCGACAAAATTGAAAGAGTAGGTGTTGGTGTCGTAAGGCGGAACCAGAATCTTTGTAACCGGAGTTGCCACGCCATTAACCGTTCCGAAGTCCACGTTGTAAATCCCGCCCAGAAGAACCACCGCAAAGATTGAATTGGTTGAGCTGACGGTCTTGGCCAAGTCCATCACCGTGTAGTTCGTCCCGTTATAAATCACAGCCTGCGGGGTGGACTTCGGGCTGATTTTAATGGTGCGGTCAATGCCGCCGCCATAAATATCCATCAGATTGCCAACAATGGTGGCCGCGCCAGCTTGGGACAGGATTAAAATGGATGCAGCAAACGCCAGGATAAACTTGGAAAATTTCATTTAGATAGAATCTTTGTTAGTAATCTTCATTGCGCCAAAGTCCACTTGGGTGCTGATAGGGTTGTCCGAACGCCGCAAAATCCTGAATGTGGTTCCCAATGCTGTGACCAAATCGTTTAAATTAAGAGTAGCTGAAACCACACGGTCCCGAATGTGGAAGATAACCGATTCGCGAGGGTCGCGTCCAAGCGTAACATTTAACTCCATGTCGGCCACTGGCTCAATTTCAGCCTTAAAATAGGTGGACGTGCGAAGCGCAACGCAATCATCGCCGAAAGTGACTTCTCGGTCCTGCAAAGTGTCGGTGATGATGTTGCGGATTTCGCTCATGTTAAAAAAGGCCGCGCGGAGAAAATGAAAAAACTCCGCGCGGCCATCGTGGTCGCGTGTATTAAGGCGCTTGCGTCTTCAACAACCAAGCAGCGTAGTTGTTGGTGATGCGGGAATTGGCACCTGCCGCTTCCTGATAAATATACAGCTTCAAACCGCCATTGGAAGCAATGACGTTGGTGGCCGTATAAACCGGAGTAACTCCGAACACGTTAGCCGTCAGGGTGATGGCATTGTTCGTGTCAAGCTGGGTGGCGGACGCGCCATAGGCAGCCTTGAACGTCACGTTGGTTGTGGCGCCCGAATCAGCCGAGGACACACCAAACAGGAAGCGGACGTTCTGCTGACCAGACGCATCAACCAGCAACGGCGAAGCCAGATTGGTCGTGCCAACCAGCGTGGCCGGCAAGCTCAACGTCTGCGGTCCCGATTTAGGTTCAGCCGCATAACCGACAATGGCCAGCGACAGGATGGAAGCAATGAATAATTTCTTCATGGATTTATTTAGTTAAGAATTGTGTCGGGTTAGTCACTTCCCCGACGATGTTAATTAGCCGCGGACGATGGCCAGAGCGGTGTTGTCCAGCACGTTAGCGCCAAACATGATGTCGTAGGACATATAATAGGTCCGAGCATTGAGGTCGAACCACATATAAGCCGCGATGGGCAGTTCCACGCCGGGGATGACGCCGGTGCTGACCGACAGGATTCCGCCGGGGATGGCCGTCTGGTCAATGAGCGGGAGACCAGCGATGACGCCGAGCGCCTGCGGGTCGCAAGCAAATCCGCGGACGTTGGAATCAGCCGTGCTGAACTCGGTGTTCAGGAACAGGTTGTCCCAGCCGAAGATGTTCTGCCAATGAGCGCCCTTCACGGTGCCTTCAGCGGCCACCTGGAAGAACGTCGGCACGTTGGTCAAGCTGGCGACATATTCGCCATCCAAAACCAAGTTGCGGCTGTTAGCTTTTTTCAGCTGGCCCCAGAGCGTCTGGGTGTCACCGAAGCCGAAGTTGCTCGCGGCCTTGTCAATACCGGCCAGACCACCAGTAGAATTGGTGTAGTTCGCGGCGGTAATGTTCGTCATCGCAACCTGCGTGATTTTGCTGCCCAGGCTGTTCAACGTGGCGAAGGAAACGTCGGCCATACGGATGCCGCTGTTCAGGTCGCTGTTGGTGATGGCGGCCGGCGCCGTGTATTGGCTGACCGAGATGGTCACGGGAGCCACAACCTGCGTGGACTGCGCGAAGTTGGTCGCGTTGGTCAGCACGTTGCTGCCGTCCTGCGCGGACGTCGTGAATTTCATCACGCCGCTGGCAAGGGGCTTGTAGGGGTCAACCGAGACGTCGCGAGCGAACGCCTTAACCGCGGCGAACTTCGGGGACAGCTTGGTGGTCGCGCCCAGAATCAGGAAGTTCGTGGTCAGCGTGGCCGAGTAGGTGTTGGCCGCCATGACGCCGCCGTCTTTACGGAGCGCATCAGCGCGGAGATAGTTATAATCAGACTGCAACGCAGCGAACTTGGCCGCGGGCGTCTTGTGTTCGGCGAGCAGATTGGCAACCTTTTCGGTCACTTTGCCCTGCCAACCTTTGGGCGCTTCGGCGGAACCCATTTCAACGCGGCCAGCAGGCTCGCTGAAAGCGGCAGCAGACTTGCCGTCAAGGATTGCAAACGTGCCAGCTTCGTCTTTCATTGCAGCATCCACAAAGATAGAAACTTCTTCTTTGCTGATTTTCTGCGCCGAGACGTAGCTGCGAACGCGGTTGGTGATGTTTTCTTTTTTGAGCGCGGCCACTTCGGAACGAAGTGCGCTCACGTCAAGGGCAGACGGTTGGGCCGCTGCCGGGATGATTTCTGTGGGCATGGTGTTGTTGTTGTTATCTGTGCCGCCGATTTCGACGGCAGCGGGTTGTTGCTCTTCCGACGTTGTGTCGGAAGAAATTTCGTCGGCAGCCGCTGTTGCGGGAGCGGGTGTGTTCGCTTGTGCGTCAGACGCATCAGACGCGTTGTTTTGGGTGTGTTCCCTATTAGCGATTACTGCCGACGGAACGCGCAAGGCGTTCAAAATGTTTGCCGGGATGTTTGAGCAGCGGTCCAGCCAGGCCTGCGGCAATGCGGCGTAGCTCGCTTCGATTTCTTCGGTGTCGTCTGATTCATCCGCCAGACCGTATTCCACGGCCGCGCTTCCGCGAATCCATGTTTCGGCAGCCATATCGGTCCGAATTTCTTCGGTGCTTTTGCCGGTATGCTCGGAATAAATCTCGGCCAGCATGGCGTCGTGTTCTTCAAGCATCTTGGCTTGGTCCATCATGTCCTTGGAATTGCCCTGCGCGAAAGACCACGCATTGTGAATCATCCAAATGGCAGACTTCGGACTGACAACCTTACCGGCAGCGAGCGGAAACACACTTGCGATTGAGAGTGCGTATCCGTCCACATAGCAGGTAACGTCTTTTGCGCGTTCTTTGATTGCGTTGTAAATTCCGAGTCCTTCTTGGACCGAGCCGCCTTCCGAGTTAATGTGGACATTGATTTTCTTTCCTTTAGGGATGGACTTAAACGCACCGCGGACTTCCTTTTCGGTGATTCCCGCCTCATCGTAAAACGAACCGCCGACAGCGCCGGCAAGATAAAGATGCGTTTCTTCTCCCATGTTTTCAACGCGCAAAGAATTTTCTCCAGCAATGGATTCAACTCCAAGCTGTTTTGCGGTAGCTTCAGGCAGCTTTTTCGCGCGGCAAATCGCATTAAACGACTTGGCCCGTTTCAGGTTCTGGGTAAATTTGCTCATACTTTGTTCGCAAGATAATTTTGCAATCCAATTTCGGACAAAACTTTCAATTCTGATTCCAATTCAAGAATGGATTGTTCGCTTCCTTCCAGATTATGACGGAGCAAATGGGACGTTCCATCGTCCATCGCTTCGCGGGCGGTCTGGATTCCGGCCCGTTCAATCTCGGCAGCGCCGTTTTCAAGCGCCAATGCCTGGGCAAGAACGGCTTGAACATCATGGCGGGCGGGTTCCAATGACTCGCCTTCGCAGGTCGGGGCCACGTCGGCCAGTTCCAGCCGTTCAATCAGCTTGTCAAGGTGCACCTGCTCGTCGGCAGCTTCGCCTTTAAAATGCTCGGCCAGCTTGGGATATCCCCAGCGAGCAAACTGCCCGGAAATTAACTTGTAAAAGTGGACTGCGGTCCAATGGGCTTTCACCGACGCCTGCAATGCCTGGACTGTATTAATTTCGAGATTCATGCTGCCACTTCCTTTGGTTCGGCTTCACCGGCAGAAACCAAATCGCTTTCTTTGGGTTCGGCGGCCAGCGCGGTGATTTGAGCGGGGTCAATGTCAAACTTCTTGGCCAACATCTTGACGTAGGCCTGGGTCTCGGCAATCTGCGTCAACTGTTCGCGCCAGTTCTGTTGCTTCTCGGCATACACGTCTTGCAACGTCTTTACGCCAAGGTTCAATTCAATCTCAAGATTGCGGGCGGTGTATCCCACGTCCACGTTCGGTGAGCGCGGCGCCCGGATGATGACGTTTGAATGGTCGTCAGGTGTAGAACCATCTTGAGATAGGTCAAAATCGTTAGCCCAGACGCCCTGCCATTGGTAAATCTCGCGCAGGACGCAAGCGATGATTTCAAAATTGACGCGAAAAGCATTGCCAGAAACGTCCAAATCGGCCCGCGTAACAGTTCCTTGTAGGCTGGCCGGCGTCACAAGCAGCTTCGGAACGTTGTAACCGCAGCAGATTTGGGTGATTAAAAGGTCCCAATACTGCTGCTGAACCGTCGTCGGCCGGTCCACCATGAAATTTTTAAGGCTGTCCCCGGTCTTCAGCGCAATCTTTTTGCCGCCCAGGACCACGTTGTAATCGGCATATCCCTGTTTGACTATGCCTTGGCCGGCGCTGTTCTGGGTGGTGATGTTCAGGCGGGACCGGCGATTGAGCGACGTATCCAGTTCGCCCGCGGGATTGGTTTCAACCGTGGCAATCTCGGACGCAATCTTCGCGCATTGCATTTCCAGCTTCTGCAAATCATCAAAGTCATGCAGCGTGTTCATGCACGAATATCCCTCGGGGATGCCGCGTATCTGGCCGACGCGGCGGTGTTTGAACTTGTGGATGACTTCGCTAGCCCGGTAAAACTTGTATTCATCCGACGTCGGGATGTCAGTCCCAACGGCGTTGGTTTTGAAACAATAGAACTGCGGCTTGCCGTTTTCGTCCACCGCGATACCGTCCACAAAGGCGAAGCCGCGGTAATCCTTCATGGTCGGCGGAGTCACGCAGCGATGGGCTTCAATCGTCTGGATGGCAGGCTTGCCTTTTGCGTCTTGGGTCTTCAGGACAAAGAACTCGCCGTCATCAAACAGGCATCCAGCCCATTGGATGGTGATTTCCTGCAAGCATAAACGGGAACCGACGTCGGGAGATTCGGCCCAGCTCTCAAAGGATATGTTGCGGCTCTCGTTCCACTTCTCGTCGCTGGAATTGGGAATGGCCCGCAGCCCGGTTGGTCCGACGGCGAACTGGGTAAACAGGCAGCGAATCTTTGTGACAAGCTGATTGTTGGAAACGAAATAGCGGTGCTTCCGCTGAAGCTCCATTCGCGTCATCGTGTCGATATCGAACCGTGCATCCTGCAAGGTCTGAAGCAGGAATGAGCGGTCCCCGAACCATTGGATGGCGGCCTCGTATCGATTCTGGACGGCGCGGGTAATGTAACCGCCGATGAAGGGCAGTTTCATCGCGGCTCGGGTAATAAGATTAGGTTTGGGCTGGCTCATCGTATGGCGGACTGAAAGCGCAGTCCCGTAAAGTCGCCGAGTTGAGACGACACGCCGCGCAGCCGGTCGTCGTTAGTCATGGCAGAAAAGAGCGCGTCAATTTCTGACTCGCTCGTGCCGTTAGTGGCGTATGACTGGGCGACGGTATCGTCCAGCACTTCAATCAATTCCTCGGTCAGGCCAGCCACTTCAGGTTGGGTGAAACCGGCTGCACCAAGATTAAATGAAACTGATTGTCCATTGCCCGACGTGGCGACGACAATGCGGCCCTTCTTGAAGGTGTCGTTAATGATGGAAGCCTGCACCGCAATGAGCGCGGCCTTGAGAGTAACCGCCGACGTCTTTGCGCCCTCGGCAATCTGCCGAAGGTAAGCGCGTTTTTGTATGGATGGAATCCTAACCAAGCATTGTCATTTTCACACGGAATGTAAAAAGCACAATGCGAACAAATCAAAACCCATTGGAACAAAACGGAACCGCGCCTATTTTGTCGGCTTTCTTTTGTAAAATCTGGACGGGAACGGGTTTTCGCGGATGAAATGAACCGCGTCGTCCATTGATGCGGGCAGGATGAATCCGCCTAGCTCCATAAACCGAACAAACCGAGCCGTTCTGCCCATTGCCGCAGCCAAATCTTTCTTCGTGAAATAATACTTTGTCTCGCTCATATTTTTTCTGGTGCTATTCCCATTCTTGCCAACTGGTCTCCAAGTAATCCCGACTGCTCCTTAAGCAGGTCCAAATAGCATAGGCACATAAACAGATGGTCATCGCTTCGGACTTTGCGGAATCCTTCCACCTCGTCGTTGGTCTTGGATTGCTTATTCACCACCCGTTCCCAGCTTTCGTTCTGCTGTTTAAAATCTTCGGACACGTCGCCCGGTATCGTCCGCTCGAAGTATTCATCAGGCCGCGCGTTCGGGTTATTCTTTAGGACGTTCGCCTTCAAGTCACGAATAAAAAAGTGATTGGCTAGCAGTCCTGCTTTATTGTAGGCGATGATGATTGGTTCGGCTGCGGCTGGGACCATTCCGTCCCGCGTTCCAATGTAATCAAACCGCGGCGGCATATTCAGTTCTTTATGAACCGTCTTCTCTTCTGAATAAAACCGATGGACGCCATCCTTGTGGCGGAACGAGCCTTTGTGGGATTGGATGCCCGTCACCGCATTCAGTCCTTCGCGGTAGCAAAAAGACAGGATTTGCTTTTGGTTCTTTGATGCGTCCACGATGCCGGCCGAGCGCGGGCAATCGAAGGCGTCCAGCGTGGTGATTAACTCGGAATCGGTGGCCACCATTCCTTCAAAGACAATCTGGGAGTTCATGTTTTCCATCACGTCTTCAATCACCAGCCAGTAATGGGTCAGCTGGCCCTTGGCTTTATATCCCTGCTGCCAATCCGCCGCCCATAACCGAGCCGCGCGTCCAGGCAATCCGTCCCGGTCCTTTTTGATTGCTGTATTGACGATGATTGAACCTTTGAACGGGATGGATTCTTCTGAATAGAACTTACACTCGCGCTCGGTGACAAACCGCCGCATTGGCTCGTTGTCGCCGGTCTTAAGCGCCCGGATGCTGCTGTGCCACTCCTGAATCAGCGAAAGCCACCGAATCGCATCGCATGATACCGCCTCAAAATTCCAGCTGCGGTGCGAAATGTGGGCGCCTTCGTTCTGCGGCTGGCTGTATCGGCCCAGCATTGTCCTGCGCTCGCTGGCGATATCCTTGATTTCATGTCCGCAGGGCATCTGGTATCTAATGGTTTGCTCCAGTTTGTTATAGTTAAACCGACCGTTGTCCATCTTGCAGCCGTCCGAACTCCACCGCAGCCCGCCCAGCTCGGGCTTGTTTAGGTTGAATCGGAAGTGCATCGCGTGGTATTGGGAGCATTTAGGGCAAAGAACTTCCCATTCCTCCATCGTCCCGTCCTCGTATGATGATTGCAGCTGGTCCCCGGCATTGCTGGCGTTGGAGATGTCAAAGGCTTTGGCGTTCCAGACCTGCGTCTGGCGGCGGCGGGCTTTGCCGAGGAATCCCGGCTTCCACAAGTGGACTTCTTCATTTATCTGGAGCGGGACCGTATCGGAATCCAACGCGCTTTCCATAAACACGCCTTGGACTCGGACCGTTGCATTGACATATCTCGCGGCGCAGATTAGTTCTTCGAACCTGTGGCCGGTTCTCTTAATGTCCCGATTGCTTTCGAGCGACGGGAATATTCTTTCATGCCATCGCTTTTCTGCGGCTTGGTCGTCCTGCCAATTATACTGAATCAATCCTGAACCGAACGCGGCCCAGTAATTGCAGACCACCTCTCCCGCGGTGCTGCCGCCAACTTGAACCGGCTTGATTAGGGTTCCGATGCGGACGCCCGGGTCTGCCATCGCCCGGATGGGTTCAATAAGCTGCGGCGTTCTGGCTGCAATAAAACTGTGGCCGTCCACCTTCAACGCCGATTCGGCCCAGCCAATAATATCAAATGGCGGTGCATCCGGGACGGCGTTGGATAGAATATTCATTGGCCGACGGCTTGGAATTTATCCTTTAAGGTTTTCCGCATACTTTCGGTGTCGGCGTTCATTCGCTTAAATATTTCAACCGCGGGCAGTCCAGCCAGCGCCGGTGGCAGCTCTCGGTCTCGGCGCTCCAGTTCGGCGAAGGTCAGCGCCATTGCTTCCGCAGCCTGGCGGCAAGCGTCGGCCGTGGTCATTACGCTCTTCTCGTCCTGCTGTCGTTTAATCGTTTCGCGTTTGGCCTTCTCGGACTCCAGAACTTCCCGCCAGGATGCAAATCCATCAGGCAGGCCGGTTTCCACGACGTCCTTTTTGAAATACCAGCGCAGGAATTCCAAATAATCCAGCCGGTTGCCCAATTTGAATGCGCGGCATCCCGCGGCCTTGCTGGCTTTTAGCAGGCTAATGGGCGTCCCGGTGTGGCTGCTGGCGCTCTGCATCGTGTCAAACATCCACGCCGAGTCTGGGCGGGGTTCTGTGCGCTTGCTGTGTGCTTTCAAAGTTGGTTGAGTCATAAAAAGTCTCGGGACTGTCCAAAGTCCTTGCTAGGGTCAAACGTTTTGTAGGGTCCCCACTTTGTTTTTGGCGCGTCTTGCCTCGTTTCCGCTGTCCTGACCCTCGCCGCGCATAAAAACGCTGCCACGCCCCATTTGCGGCGCTTGGCGGGCCGTTGGTTTGCGTATGATTAAGTTCTTGCCGATATAAACGCCATAAATCCGCATTTGCTGGTCCGGGCGGCGCAGGTAGGCGTACCATGCCGCGTCTTCGGCCCGCCTGATTTCGTCCAAGATTAAATCAACTTCGGCATGAATGGCGTGAAATGTGTCCCAAGTCGTTATCATGGTAGGACATAGACTACACGGGCATTGACTTTGCAAGTCTTGGGTTGCATCACGCCGCGGTGTATCCGCATGGCGATGGCTGACTCGGACAGCCCGAGAGCTGCTGCCTGCTCGGCTCGCCACGTCTTCATCTGCACCGCGCCGGCCGGGATGATTGGCTTCACCGCCTGCCTGATTGCTGCTGGCCTGTTGTCGGCCACCACGTCCAGCGCCCTGCCGTCCGCCCGTGCCAGCCTCATGCCTGGACTGTGGGCGCGTCGGTAGGCCATGCCCTCGGTGCAGCCGAACCGTTCCATCTCGTCAATGACCCAGGCCTTTAATGGTTGGCTCATGCGAACTCCTTCCACACCTGCTCGGCGTATTGGGCTGGGGTGGTGTTGATGCGGGTCTCTCGGCTGGCCTGCTCCACCTCGGCAACCACGCGTTCGGCCTTGTGGCGCTCGTCCTTGCACCGCTTAAACCACTTGCGGCCATTGGCGTCGTTCCATTGTTCGCCCAGCATAACTTGCAGCCTATTAGCCACTTCTGTCTGTTCTGGGGTTAGTTTTCCATTAAAAGCTACTGGGCGCAGCCCATTAGTATTGTGTAACACTGTGTTAAGAGTAGGAGTAGGAGTAGGAGTGTTGGCAAATGGTTGGGCCCTTGGTTGACCTTTGGTTGCCATTTGGTTGGGGTGTTGGTTGAGGTTTGGTTGACCCTTGGTTGAGGTTTGGTTGCCATTTGGTTGAATTAGACGCGCCGCAGCAGACCGTTCTCCTGCCAGTTTTGACTTTTTAACCCACTCATCGCGCTGGCTTCGGACCGCTTCCATCCGGGCATTTTTGCCGTCGGGAAACTTGGCCAGAACGTGGTCGCTGACCTCGCCTTTGGCAATCAGTTTGAGCCGGTCATAATCGGCCGGGATTTCGCCGGTCGCCCATTGCCGACATAGCAGCAGGATGTAAGCGCCCGTTTCGGCCTGTGTCATGTCGGATGTTCCTGCGACAAAATCGTCGCCATAGAATTGAAATGCGGGTGGTTTCATTGATGTAATGCGTAGTCCAAGATAAGCAGGGCGTCCGCGGTTTTGAGCGTCACCGACAGGTCTGGAAACTTCCGCTGCGCCTCGGCCTTGAGTTTGTTTTTCCATTCGGTATTGGTTTGGCAATCCTTCTTCGCGCCCAGGCTAAAATGTTTCTGCCACTTTTGGGGCCGCACCAGTTCAACGCGATAACCAAAAGCCATAAGAGCGCCTCGGATTACGCCTGCGCCGAATCCAAACTTAAACATGGCCGAGCCGGGTTGGGGTCGGCCGATGAAGCCGCCAACTTCCTCAACCCATGCCGTTTCAACTTGGGCAATCTTAATCGCCCGCAGAAAGTCCACAAGGTCGCCATCTGTTTCTGGCATCGGTATCGCGTGGGTTCCGCCGTCGTCGCTCCAAGCCAATCCGCCCGATGCGCCAGGGTCAATTGCTAATATTTTCATTTTGTTTGCTTAATTCTTTGTAAATAGTTTCAAGATTAAATTTAAGCGGTTTTAAATCTTCAAAACTTCTCAAACTGCCATCATCAATCAAATCTTCGGATATTTTAATCTCGTCATTGTTTTTTATTAATTCGGTTCCAATGTGGAAATTTGTTGGAAGTTTGTAAATAATAACATTTTCATCAAACGGATTTCCTTCAGCATCTAATTTAATAAAAGCATCATTTATATTTTGCGCCGTTAAAATAGAAATGGTTCCATTCGGCCATTTGCAATAATAGGTTTTCATTTTGTTTTTGTAATGTGGTGAATCATCTCAATGGGAACAAGTATTAAATCTGAATCTTTATTATCCCCGCCGGTTACTATTCTGAATTGTTTGTTTATTGCGTTTACGAACACAAACTGTTTTAAAGCTGGGACCGGCAGGACAAATGCCGCTTTGACTTCACCGCCCAAGGCTAACAAGTGTATCCACCAATCCGCAGTTGTCTTGGCAATTCCCGACGGGTTGCCTTTAAACTGAAATTCAATAGCTATATTTCCCGTTCTGGCCCAGTCATCCCGTTCGGTCTTTACTTCAATCTTTGACTTATCGGACCCAAGCAAAAGAATCCAATTTTCTCCAGCCTCTCCAAACTTTAAATCAATGTCCCATTTTGGATTGTAACCGTTCATGGTTTTTTAATTAAAAGCGCGGCAGGATTCGCCTGCAATGCGTCCCTTTATATCGGGGTGCGTCTTCCGTTTCGCCACGCGCTTAAAGTTAATGCAGCACCCACCGCATCCGTGTTCACGCTTTCTACCATGTTCACCGCTCCGTGAACAGTCCGGGTCTGGATGGCCTACGCCGTGCGGGCAGATGCGCTCGGTGATGCCAATGTCCAGCCGGTAATTTAACGGCCACTTACGCATGGGATGATTCGATGGGTTGTGGACTACGCAAAACTCGCCTTTGCAGATAAACGGCAGGTGGGTGGTGTAATCTGACCAGAACGCCTTCTCATGTTTGAGCAACTTCATATCTCAATCCCTTTCACCTTTGCCAATGCGATGACGCGCTGCTGCCATGAGGCGTGGGCTACATTTGCTAGTCCTCGCAGGTTTACTACTGCAAGACTCGATGAGTGAAGCGGTAGTAGGATATCGCCATACTTTTGCTTTTGTAAGTTAGTAAGCGTCTCCTCCACCAACCAGCACAGGTACAGGAGTTCGGTGTCGAGGACCTCGTGTTCAAATTGGCAGCATGACGACCAAACAAGTATTTCGTTGTTGATGCCTAGCCTATTCGGCAGCATTTTCGCCAGTGCCTCTTTGAGTTGTTCGTCGGTGTAGTTCATGGCTTTTTTCCCTTTGGGAATTGTCCAATCAGTTTTTTGGCCTCCGCCACAATTAGTTCCAGCTCCTCTATGTCAACGCGGACACATTCAGACTTATCCCCCCCCACTTGTGACAGCGTAATAAACGGTCCAGCGCCTTCGTCTTGGATGCACAAATGGGTAACGCCCTCGCCATATACAGGATTCGCGTTTTCTGGGTGGATGGATATTCTAGTGATTGTTGTTTTATATTTCATATTAATAGTGATATTTATCGTAACATTCCATACCAATTTCCTCAAAGTAATGCTGTAAATGTACAAAAAAGGTTCCAAAAGAGTTATCGTAATCGCTACGCCAAAACAAATTACAACTATGAGACTCATGGCGAATTGTCCAATGATTCAAGACATCACACCATTTAATATCGAATTTATAATGTTCCGCAACCGCTTTGATAATTGGGTTCAATTCGTTCATAGCTTTCCTATTTTCTCAACTTCGCGTTTGTTAAAATTCAGCTGTTCATTCCTATAATCCGCCAATAATCCTTTAAGCCTTTCAATTTTTAGCTTGGCTTTCTGTAATTCCGCGCAGGTTGCAACCAGCCCGTTGTGGTGGATGTAATAAACCCCGCAGGAGGGGCAATAGTGTTTGTCGGTGTAGTTCGTATTCATTTATTTATTTTTAACATTTGGTCACGAAACAGATTTCGTTACCAAAATTAAATTACACCCCTGCCCTTTGTCGGTAGCCGCAGGACGGACAAAAATTGTTTTCGCTCATATCAATAAATCCTTTTGCAATTGTCGCAATCTTCCGCGCCGCAATCCCCGTCATTGCATCGCCAGCGCCTGTCATATGCGTTCTGCTCGGCTGTTTCGTCGGCATATTCGGCAGCCGCATCCAATTGGTCGTCGTTAATCTGTTCCATAATCAAAAAGGGACGTCCACGGTTGGCTCATCTTGAACAATCGCCGCCTTAAGTTTGGCAAACATCTCGGGCGTCACTTGGGTAGTCGGGACCATCGCCGGCCGCTGCTGGATTGGGCTAGGCGCCGCGGGCTGCGCTTTGGCTTGTCCTGGCTGCCATGTATCCACCGAGAGCGAGTGGGTGCTGATTGGCTTGCCCGTTTTCTCGCTGATTTTAGGATTGCGGTTGCGGGTGATTTCCAGCCTGCACCAGCCGTCGCGCTCGTTGAATTTGAGCTGCTCGGCAAGGAAGTCAATTTTGTCGGTTGGGATGGACAGCTTTAATTTGCTGCCGCCGTCCGAGAACGTCTGCTCGTTGATAAATACGCCGTTGATAAATGTTTTACTGTTTTGATTTTGGTTCATATTGCTTTTAATTATTTAATTCTGATTCCCTTAGTCGTCCCGCCACTAGGATTCTTCACGCCGTCCTTGACGTAAAGCATCACTTTTTTGCCCGCCCAGTCCGCGCAATTCCCGCCGAACTTGGACACAATCATTTTCCGATTGGTCGCGTTCAAGACCAGCTTTCGTTCCTTGCTGACAAACTTAACCGAGAACAACTTGGGCTGCTTGCGCCCATCCTGCATCGTTACGTTTGCGTGTTGGAATGTTGCTTCAATTGTCACCTCGACTTCGCCCAGCCCTTCCAAGTCTTCGCTGGCGAGCCAGGGTGAGGTCCGCATGGCCGCGGTCCGGCCGGTGTATGGTGTAGATGTTTCGTTCATATTGTTTTGGTGTTCATTTTGTTTAATTTGCCGCTGTTATCCGCCCGCGGCGCTCGTGTTTGCCTTGCCTTGCCCAGCCTTGCCCGGCCCCGCCGCGCCAAGCCTTGCCCGGCCGTGTCTTGCCTCGCCTAGCCTCGCCTTGCCGCGGAAAATTATTTAACCCATTCAACCGAATATCTTCCAAAAATGGGTCGGAATGTGCCAATCCCAAGGATGCCGCCCTGTTCAATCATTGCTTTGAGCGTGGGTTCATTCAATAGGGTATTCTGCTGGAGTTCAAACCTAAAGATGCAAGACCACTTGGACGGAATCA